ATGGGATCAGATAGCCCTTAAGTCTTTGCATAACATGTGTTTTGCTTTTCTTAAGGGGCTACCTAATGATGCGACTTTCAATCAGGAACTCTCAGTTGAGAGATGCCTGGAGAAGTCTACTCTTACTCAACAATCTTTCGGTTATGACCTTTCGGCCGCAACTGATCGATTGCCCCTCTCGATTCAATCTGCTATTATAAATCAGATTAAACCAGGGTTAGGGAATATATGGGCTCGCCTACTTGTAGGTCGAGACTATTTTCTTCCTGAGAATAAGGGTTACCCATTAGAATCCGGTAAAAACTACCGGTACTCAGTAGGGCAACCTATGGGTGCTCTGTCGAGTTGGGCTATGTTAGCGGTTACTCACCACTTACTTGCTCAGCTCGCAGCCCATAAGGCTTTTATCAAGGGTTCTCCAGATCCTTTCGAATTTTGGAGAAAAGGCTGGTACTCCGGCTATGAGGTTCTTGGAGACGATATCGTCTTCTTTGAGCCCTCAGTAGCCCTGGAATATTTAGCAATTATGAGTATGATCGGAGTTCCGATCAACTTATCGAAAAGTGTAGTTGCAAGCAATTCCACCTTCGAGTTTGCTAAAGTAACTGGTCACCGAGGTAACCATGTTGCTGCTATAAGTTGGGCCATGTTTATGGCACAACCTACAACCATGGGTAGAGTTGGTATCTGTTATTCTCTGTTGAGAAAACGGATTAATCGTTCCGGAAAAATTATCCGGTGGATTACAGCTCTATCCCGAGCAACGCAGTATTCTATGGGAATTCCCAATCTTTTCTTTCTGTCATTAGCAAGCATGTTTGCTTCTAATAAGAGAATAAAATTTTCGGAATTCGTACATACTGTTGTTGAGTTTCAAGAAGGAAAACTTACGTTAGCTCCTATTTTGACGAATCCGTCGAAATTAGGGGTTATCCGTAGAGCCCTTTCAGCGCTTACCGGGAAAAACCCGGTCCAACTGGTAGAAATACCAGCTGCTAAGAGCGCCTTCCTTGATTATAGTGTTGGAGATCTATCCCTTCGGATGGGTCTTGCCAAAACTATAAAAATCTTTGTTCATGGTCCTGGGGAGAATAGTGCTATGCACCTTAATCCTCAGCGCGATGCGGCAAAGTTATGCAAGGACTTGATACTAAACATGTTAGCATTTACACCAAGCGGAAGAGAGACCTTACGATCCCTCTTTGAAAAAGAGGGAGTGTTTACGTTGAAACCAAAAGTAACAACGACACTTTCCCCCGTTGGATGTCTTGTACATCCTGTCTACTGTTTTCTCTATGCCCAAATTTATGACAACTTAGTCAGAAAATGGGAACAGCTTCATTCTATCAAGCCTTCTCAGTTAAAAACTAAGAGCCTTGTAGAGTTGATGTCCTTTATGGATATCATTGAAGCTTATAGAGAAGTTACCAGTATTATAGAGCGGGCTAACACCAAACTCTCAAAAGAGGAGATTCCAAGCAAAAACTTGATAGAATCACCATTGAAAGTTCTCGTTTCGGTCTTAAAAAGCGAGAGTAGACTAGAGAGCATGCGGGCGACCGTTTTGTCGGCCGGGACTGAATTCTTCACCAAAGCGTTCGCCGGTTCAGAAACGTCGTTCTACG